TTTGTAAGTCATCACGAAGTTTGCATCTCCTGAAGAGATTCTTGACTCTTAGATAGTTTGAAGATGAATTACTATCAGATAGAAATGACTGATAGTCTAATTCTGGTAGTTCTCTGAAGTATCCCATTTTAGTATCCTACTCCTCCGAATCCTGTGTTCTTTTGTATCATTGTATCTGGACCAGGTGGTCCGATGAAGTTTGGATCAGAATTCTGTTGCATATCACTATCATAATCAATATCATAAATTGGTGCGAGTTCTTTGAATGATAAATTCATTACCATCGAGACTGGTGTTCCATTATCATAAGTTGCATATACACCCTCACCCGTGTAATTTACCGAAACATCTGTCAAGAAGCATTGCTTAAATCTATGTAAGAACTTATGTTCTTCATTTCCTTGCCGATATCTCAATTCAAAAACATTAGGTGTTTTTAAGAATAATCCAGTATTTCCTGCTTTAGCAGCCATACCTCTCTTAAAAAATCTAATTATCTGTTTTATCTCTTCTCCTTCATCTGCACTTCTTGGGGTCATCTTAAATGCAAAACCAAAATTTCTCAGTGATGGTCCACTGAATAGCAATTCCATATTAGGATTGAAGACCTGCCCATTAGATCTTGCCAGTAAACCTTGTAATGTAACATTACCACCAAAGATACTAAGTGCTCGTCCGGTTAATGATTTGGTAACTATATCTATTGCTTGTTCCGCATCTATTGGCGCACCGGCAAATCCTGCCTTAAGATTTTTAAGTAAAGTTGCTTTTGCTGCACTAATTTCTCCGGCATTATTACCCATATTACTAAGAGCACTACTAATTAATGATCCACCATCAGTCATCAAACTTTCTAAAATACCAGATCCGGCACCCACCAGACTATTCATAGAATCATCTGCATAATTAACAGAATTCCTATCCTGAATACCTCCTGGTATTGGTAATAATATAGTTCCTAAGGGTTCTTTATTAGTATTTCTTCTAAATCCTTGGTCCGGGTTTCTAACATATATTGATCGATCTTTATCTTGATCTTTCTTCCCCACAGGAGCATAGGTCATCATATCAATCTGAAGGTAATCGGTCCCAGCCGTAAACATCTTCAGTGGATATCTCAGAACTTGTTTATTGCGACCTTTACCACTACGATTAAAGTTTACGGCTGCCATTACATGACTATTTTCGTTTCCATATTTATTTAGTCACGAATTTCGCATAATTAATATTTTTCAAATCATCAAACTCATCAATATCAACAATATAAAGTTGTCCTGCAAGTTCTGCCCATGTATATGCTCTAGATTGTCTCCAGTGCATGTTAATACCTACGAATCCCCACTGATAAACTCCGGTGCAGGCAATAAGTGGATGTTGATCATATTCAATGTTGAGTGTCTTTGCATTATAAACAAAAGTATAGTAACCACCTGGATCAGGAACAGGAGTCACTGTTCCATTCAGAGCACCCATGATTTCCATCATTTGGTCTTCTGGATCAGTCATTCCGATAATCTTATCTTTAATCTTTTCTATGCGATTCATCTAATACCTAACTCATCCTCTGTTAGAACTTTGAACTCCCATTGTCTATCTTCACAGAATTCTTTTGCTGCTTTCCACTTTGCCTGATTCTTGGCATACTCACAAACTTCATAGACATATCCCTTAGTCTTTCTTTTCTGAACTTTGGGTTCAACGCACTGTTTTTTAGGTTTGATTTCAATCACATATTTTTTAATTTTACCACCTCTTTCTTTAACCTTGATATAAAAGTCAGGAAAATATCTGTGATATCTATTATCAATGGGCGAAACATATGGCAACACAATCTCTTCACTTCCCCATTCTAATATATTTTCATTGGAATCACAATATTTCATAAACTTTAATTCCCACAAAGACCTATAAACAATATTAGTATAATCACCTCTATATTTCTCTGGATTTGATGGACGATATTTTCCCTTATAAGACATCTAAATACTTAATAATGTAATACTCCTGAAAGGTATTTAGAGTGGCAAATAGGACAGTTAAAAAATTTGCGATGAAAGATATGAGAGAATTGGTCGGTGACCTCTCTCAAACAAATTACTATATGGTAAGTTTTTCCACATTGAATTCCACTCTGATGAGTTATATTCAGAAAAGAATTGGTTTCCGAGAAGATGTAAGAAATTTTTTATCTAGAAAAACTGGTCTTCTTTGTTCTGAGGCATCATTGCCAACGAGTTCTCTTGCCACAGGAGAAGTTCGAGATAATTTCATGGGTATTCCTCAGGAGTTTGCTCATACTCGTTTATATACTGATATTGACTTTACATTCTATGTTGATACGAATTATGTCAATTTAAAAATATTTGAATCATGGATGGATTATATTGCCGGGGGATCAGAAGCAGAAATATCAGAATTAGATGATAATTATTATAGAAGAATGAACTATCCTGACAACTATAAAGTTCAGACGATGTTCATCTCAAAGTTTGAAAGAGATTTTAACTCTCAAATAGACTATCAGTTTGTCAATGCATTTCCAAAATTAGTCACAGCAATTCCCGTATCTTATGGTGCGGCAGATTTACTAAAAGTTTCTGTTCAATTTACATATGACCGATACATTGTGAATCCCAAAGGATCTATCAAAAAATCAAACTCAAGTGGATTTAATGATATTGCTCGTGTGGCAAATGATACAACTGCCACCACTACCTCTCTCCCGTCAACTGGATCAACAGCTGCCGATGAATCCTTTGAGGATAATAGAAATAGTTTACTTAACGATTCAACAGGAAACACAGGGGAGCGTTCGGGACTTTCTTTTGAAGTGCCATCGAATGTTCAACTGTCACCTGGGGCGCGAGTAACTAGAATGTTAGCTCTCAATGATAACCAGGCAGCTGTTTTGAAAGCCATTAAGGATGGTAAAATTACTGATGAAAACTTACCACTCACTGCAGATGGTGTTAAACGAGTACTAGAAGGATGGTGACTTTAAATAACCCCGCTAAATAAAATTACTGAAGTGTTATCACAATTACCATGCCTTTACCCAAGATTAATACACCGACTTATGAGTTGGTGTTGCCTTCTACCGGAAAGAAGATTAAATATAGACCTTTCCTTGTAAGAGAAGAAAAAATTCTTATTATGGCAATGGAATCTGAGGACATGAATCAGATTACCAGTGCAATCATTCAAATTATTACTGATTGTATTCTTGCAAAAGATATTAAAGTAGAATCTTTGGCAACTTTTGATATTGAATATCTATTCCTTAATATTCGTGCAAAGTCTGTTGGCGAGACTATAGAAGTGAATATAACATGCCCCGATGATGGTGAAACTCAAGTTGAGGTGTCTATCAATATTGATGACATCAAAGTTAAAAAGACCAGAGGACATAAGAACATCGTCAAACTTGATGATGATATTTCAATGAAACTTAAGTATCCATCACTGGATCAGTTTATTGAAAACAATTTTGAAGTAAATCAAACAAACACCGGAGACATCGGACAATCACTTTCAATGATTTCTTCTTGTATTGAAATGGTCTATAACCAAGAAGAAAGTTGGGAAGCATCTGATTGCACTCAAAAAGAACTCAGTGAGTTTATAGAACAAATGAACACCAAACAGTTCAAACAAATTGAAAAGTTCTTTACTACAATGCCTAAACTATCACATGAGATTGCAGTGAAAAATCCAGAAACTGGTGTTGAATCCGAAGTGCTTCTTGAAGGGTTAGCAGCTTTTTTCAGTTAGGTATGGCTCACACGAATCTTGAGTCATACTTTAAGATTAATTTTGCATTGATTCAGCATCATAAATACTCTTTAACTGAGATTGAAAATATGATTCCTTGGGAGAAGGATATTTATCTAACATTACTTCAGCAACACATTGAAGAAGAAAACCTAAAATCGCAGCAGCAAAATAGTGGAATCTAACTTAGAGCAGCAAACACCGAAACTAACAAAAATAAATGTCACGAATGTCTCATCGGCAGTGTTCGGAAAAGAGGGTCCTGCTCTAGGAAAAGAAAGTAAAATTGGTAAACTTGCTCGTATTGTAAGAACCACTCGTATCAAAGTAAATACAATTGAAAAAATTCTTCCCGAACATCAGGAAGTAATTGGTTCAAATGCAAAAAAAATTAAAATAAATACTGAAAAAATAATAAGTAACGTAAAAAAAACTACTGAAAATACTGAAAAAATAATAAGTAATGTAAAAAAAACTACTAAAAATGCCAAAAAAATAACAAGCATTAAAAATACACTTCAAAATCAAAAAAGTAAAATCGGAGAAAAATTACCAGGCAGTAATAAAGATAATAAAAATAATTTTAACAAAACATTAGTAGAAACTAATAAAATTCTTGTAGAGATTCAAAAGCAACTTGCAAGTGATTTTGCAATGCAAGTTGCAGAACAAAAAGGCGATGAGCAGAAAGAAAAAAAAGAACGTTCTCGTGAAAAATTAAAAGCAGAAGAAAGCGCACTAGAAAAAGGTAGAAAGAGAATTGGTGCTGCACTAGCAAATACTACGAAAAAAGTTCTTTCTCCTTTTAAGGGTATTTTTGATCAGATAAAAGAATTTGTTTTAACTGTTGGTGCAGGTATTGCAGTCAATGCAGCATTTAAATGGTTGAGTGATGAAGAAAACCGAAAGAAGATGGAAGATGCATTTTCATTCATCAAGAATAATTGGAAATGGATAGCAGGTGTGGCTGCCGGATTATTTTTAATGGGTCCTATTATAGGTATCGTCAGTTCAATAATTAGTGTTGGATCCATATTATTTACAATAGGAAGTTTTCTATTTGGTTTACTCGGTGCTCCTGCACTTTTAACATTACTTGGTATTATTACATCAGCAGGTGGAATAGCAATGCTTGCGGATGCTCTTGGTAAGTCTATAAGTGGTGGAGGACAATTTGCAGCATTTGATGAAGCAGCTAGACAAAAATACTTAAGATCTAATAAAACTACTCAATCAGGTGTAGTTATGGGTGATGATGGAAAATCAGTAAAATTTGAAGATATTTTTGGTAATAAAACTCTTATGGGTAGTGTTACGACCGAAAGGGACGCAATAGCAAAAGGTGAAGATCCTGATGAATATGCACGAAAAATGGGTATGGCATTACCATCTCAAGTGAAAGCATACCTTGGGGAAGAAAAATATAATGCAACCATAGAGGCAGTGGATGCTTTTCAAAAAGCCATGCAAGATAAAGATGCAATTAAAAATAGGTATTTTAAAGAGTTAGATAAAGTTGCACCCAAAGGATTGTGGGATCCCACTGGATATTTTAGAATGGTCAACGCTGATGACAACAAAAAAGCTAAAGTTAAAGCATTAGATGAAAAATATAATGTTGAATTAGCACCACTCTTCGAACGACTTGCTGGTACAAGAAGAATGGGTGGTCCTGTAACATCAGGCAAACCTTATTTGGTCGGAGAATCTGGACCAGAACTTTTTATGCCTAGAATTGATGGATCTATTATTGATAATACGAGAACCGAAAAAATATATCAAGTTCTTTCCTCAGGAAAAAGGGGCAAAATAAGAACGATTACATTACCACCAGAAATAATAGAGGGAGCAAAGGCACAGACTCAGATGCCATTATCAATAGGTGAAGCAACAAAAGAACCAACAATTTCAAGTACTAATCCGATGGATGGATCCAGGGTCGCGACTTCTGGGATTTATGGAATAATGGTATAAGAATATGGAAGTAAAAGAACAATCCCAAGAGGTAAAAAAAGAACCTCAGCAATCAGAACAAGCACAATTAAAACAGTTAAAACTTAATGTCACTAACATTAAGAGTATTCTCATAAAGAAAAATCAGAATACGAAGAAAACTGACAAAAAGGAAGATGATCAAGAAAAGAAAAAATTAAGTGTAAAGAAAAAGAAAGAAGAAGAGAAAAAACTAACAGCAGGGACATCATCCCTTAAAAAGATGGCATCATCTGTAAAAGGTGCTCTAGCAAAACCGGGTGGAAGTCTTTTTGATAAGATGATGGATTTTGGATTGATTGTCCTCACAGGAATCTTGGCAAATGCACTTCCGGCAATAAAGAAAAAATTAGAAAATATTTTTACTGCAGTTGGGAAATTTATAACACCAGTCGTTGATACTATTCAAATTTTAATAAATGCAGTGAGTGGTCCTGATGGAAAAGTAAGTCCAGAGTTAGAAGAAAAACAAATTAAGTTTCGTCAAGACATAGAAACAGCAAAAGATAATCTATTGGAGGGAATACGAACTAAGTTAGGACCTCTTGGAGGTCTTGTTGACGCTTTAAAACCTTTAATAGATAATTTAACATCAAAATTTGGTGCTAAATTAAAATTACAAACTGGTGGTGCAACACTTACAATAAATGAAGCAGGTCAAGAGGGTATAACGACTGCGGAAGGAAATTTTGTAAGATCAGATTTCAGTCCAGATCAAAGAAGAAGATATGATAAAGGTGACAGAAAAGCATATGTAATGCCACCGGATATGCCACAAGGTTATACGGAGGAGAATGCTGCTGCTTCTGCTGCTGCAGCTGCTGCAAGCAGAGATGATCATGGTCCCAATGGGGGTAGTTCCGATCCAAAAAGACAAACTTTTGTTTTACCAACAACATCAGGACAAACAACACCTGTTCCCATGAACATAACAGGATTTAATGCTGGAAGTAATGGAAGTAAAAGCACTTTAATATATCTACATTGGACTGCTGGTGACTATGATAGTAATGGTAGTTATCATACAGTTTTTGCAGGTGACGGAACCCGCAAGCCCAATTCTTCATATGATACTCGTGTCGGACATACTGAAGGAAAGAATACTAATGCCGTCGGATTGAGTATTGCTGCGGCAGGTGGCGCAACCGATTTAAATCGTATGGGTAGTCATCCTCCTACTCAGGCACAACTAAATGCCATGACCGCAGAAGCTGCAAGACTAGCAATCGCATGGGGATGGAGTGAATCTGACATCAATAAAAATGTTTGGACTCATGCAGAGGCAGGTTCTGGTTTAGATCCCAGAGGTCTTGCAGCTCACAATGATGATGATGGAGATGGGAAACCTGATAATTATGGTCCTTCAGAATGGGGTGGCAATGTTGCTCGATGGGATTTATATGGTTTAAGAAAAGGAGCAGCAAAGGGTAGTGGTGGACCAGAACTTCGTGATATGATTAGACAACATTATAGAAGATTCAAAAAAGCACAAACAGTTTCGAGAGCAGATCATAATGATGCTCAAATATCACCCATCGGAAATCAAACTATAGCGGCAAATGTCATCAGTCAATCTTCTGATGATGAAGAAGGACTACTTGTTGTAGTACAACCCATCGTATATACTACTGCATAATATAATAAAATGGCAAAAGCATCCGCAGCATCAAAATACAGCGAAATAACTCTTACCAAAGATAGAGATGGTGAGGAAATCAAGGTGCAATTAGAAGGAAAAACTTTAGAATTTAATTACTATGAAAGTATAATGTCTCCAAATATAACTGCAAACATGGTAATTATGGATACGGGATATTCTGCACGATATAATAAAAAATATGATAAGCAGGAAAGAGTTGGATCAATTTATAATGCACTTCCCCTCACGGGAAATGAAAAATTAAAATTTAGGATTGAATCATCTCTTGGCGAACTTGATTTTGTTAACAGACCTTTATTTGTAAATGGCAGCACAAGTCCGGATCAAAATTCTCAAAGAGAAGCAATTTTATTGAGTCTTTTTTCTGAGGGAGCAAAACTCAATTCAGAATCCACCGCAATGAAAAAATACCAGGGTAATATTGGTGATTCTGTCAAGTTGCTTATCAAACAATTTTTGACCGGAAAAAGTGAATCAATAAAAGTAAAGGAAGAAAATATACAGAATACTGCAAACCCATATAGTTTTGCCGGAAATAGTAAATCTGTTTTTGAAATATGTTGCAATCTGGCATCAAAATCTACTACCGAAAAAGATAGTGCCGGATTCTTTTTCTTTGAAACAAAAGATGGATTTCAATTTAAATCAATTGACAGTTTAATTTCCCAACCAATATCTGCGAGATATTTTAAATCAGAAGTATTATTAGGAAGTATGAATACTGATCAAAATGATTTTAAAATATTAGCATCTCATATGAGAAAAAATCAAAATATTTTGAATGCTTTAAATGCGGGAGTTTTCTTTTCCAGAAACATTTATTTTAATCCACAAACTTTTGAAGAGACCGAAATTGAATATAAATTTACTGATGGCAAATTAGTAAAATCGTTAGGTAAATCCGCAGAAGCACCTGATGTGAATGCATATACTAAAACAAATTATAATATTCTAGATATCGGCACACTTGAACCAACTATTAAAGGTGGTGATAATAATGATCCTAAAGATTATCAGGCACAGGCAGCAATGAGATATAATATATTATTCAGCCAGTTAGTTGACATTCAAGTTCCCTGCAATCCAAATTTAAGGGCAGGTGATACAATTGACTGCTACTTTGAAATTATTACGCAATCCAAAAAAGAACAGGGATATATGGACCCAGTTCAAAGTGGTAAATACTTAATAGTTGATTTATGCCATCATTATGAACCAACAAGGTCTATTACGTCATTAACACTGGCTCGTGACAGTTACGGTCTATATACGGAGAAAAATAAATCATGAAAAGCGCAACATTACCAGACGGATTTTTCTTAGGACAAGTCCCACCTAATTGGACTGAATATCTTCAAAATGGAACATGGAGTGATGCACATAATAATAGAGTAAAAGTTAGAATACCAGGAAAACATTCTAAAGGACCTGAAATTCTTGATAAGGATTTGCCATGGGCTATTGTATCTCAATCAACTTCTGCTGGAAATCGTAATGGAACATCAACCGGACTATCGGGCGGTGAATGGGTCATAGGATTTTATCTTGATGAAGATGAGCAACTTCCAGTCATCATGCAGGTATTAGGAAGAAATGAAGTATCGGGGGCAAAGATAAAAGCATCGGAAAATGGCACGACACAATTCAGAGATGTTTCGAGATTTTCTGGTCAAGTTGCACAAGGACATCAAATGGGTGGTGCGCCACCACCAAAAAAACCTGCTGTTCCGGATGAGGAAGACTTTGAAAAAGCAAAACAGGGTCTATCATCACCTCCGGCACCAGGAGAAGAATTGCCAGGGTTCGTGCCAACAGAAGAAGCAGCAGAAGCAGCAGCAGAAGCACAAGCAGCACGAGAAGCAGAAGCAATAGAAAACATTCCAGAACCAACTGGAGAGGTAATTAATTTGAGTGAGGGAAGATCTACTGACACCAGAACAGATGCACAGAGACAAGCAGATTCCGCAGCCCAAAGAGAAAGAATTATTAACAAAATAGGAGAAGAAGAATATTACAGACGTGTAAGAGCAAATGAAAACCGAGGATTTGCTACTAATCCAGATGGTTCTTTAGCAAGATAAACATTACTATTAAAGATGATAAATACGAGCATAAGGAGGTAAAATTATAGATGTCAATTTCCGCGCAGGATAAGGAACTTTTAAAAAGACTTGCTCTTGCAGAAGCAAGAAGTGAGGGTGTTGTGGGAATGGCACTCGTCATTAGAAGTGTCTTAAACAGAAGAGAGGCAATAAGAGCAGGTGCTAATTTTAATACTAGAAGCACTAATATTAGGGATATTATATACGCACCAAATCAATATCAACCAGTAGGAGACAGCAGAAATTCTATTGATCAAAGTTTTAGTACAACACAATTAAGTAACGCAGAAAAAGCATTTCAACTTGCAAAAAATCCGGCAGAACTTCAGAGGAGTGTTCAATCAGATGGTGTTAGTGCAACAAACGCAAGAGGTTTAGTATTATCCAACGGATTTGATTCTTTAGGTGGTCAAGGTAGACCTGATGCGATTACATATAGAGGACATACATTCACTGATAATATAAACAATTTTGGAGTTACGGGAGACAGCATTTATGCCGGATCAGTTCCTTCAACATCATCATCATCATCATCACCAACAGCAGATCAACAGGCAGTTATACCAAAAGAAAAAGTAAAAGTATCCAATCCCAAAGAGTTGAGTCAAGAAGCACTTAGGAGTGCAAATGCAATTAATGATCAAGTAGATGTTGTCAATAAATTAATAAAAGATAATGAAGGAACTGCTTATGATCAGTGGAGTGATGAACTAAAAGCAGAATATAATAATGAACTTAATAAATTAGCAGAATTAGATGAAAACTTAAAAGAACTTGCATCCGATAATGATGCTGCTAATTGTTTGGCAAGAGAAACTATAGGCAAATCATGGAGTCTTCCAGGAGCTCCTGACTGCACAACATTCAGAAAGACAAAGGCATACGGAGATGCAGTTGCATTATTAAGAGAGGAAGTTTCATTACCGGATCCATGCGGAACAAGTGATCTAGCTAAAATCAATACCACATTATTAAAATTTTTCAATACATTAAAACAAATTAGAAAATTTGGAGACACATATATCAATAGTGCCTTCAATTCCGTATATAGAATTACCAATTTAATCAGAAATACTGCATCTGTAATTGGTAGCATCATGAAAGGTTTGATGCAGAATCTTCGTAATTGGTTGTTAGACAAAATCAGAAAAGGAATTCAATTACTGATTGATAATCTATTTCCGACTCTTGCCAAACAATTTAAGAATACGATAATCGGACAAATCATTGATAATATTTTATGTAAGTTTAAAGATATAGTTGATAATCTTGGACAACTTGTTGCCGACTTCTTATTTGAACTTGTTGGTAAAATTGTAAATGTTCCCCTCTGTGCAGTGCAACAATTTACAAATGGATTAATTAACAACGTTGTTGCAATGGTAGATGAAGCATTGGGACCAGTTCTAGACAGTATCAATGACCTTTTAGGTGGTATTGGCAAAATTGCAGGATCAATATTTGAAGCAATTGATTTCATTCTCGGATTTGAAGCATATCTTTGCCAAAAACCAAATTGTCCAGAAATTAAGGCAACACCATTAGGACCATGGGCAAATGCTCCATCAAAACCTTTTGGAAATGAGTTTGATAATTTCTTAGATAATGCAGAAAGTGCAATTTTAGAGGGAGGATTGGAAGATTCTGTTAATGGATTATCAATTTTTGGTGGTACATTAGGAGATTTGGCAGATGCACCTAATGCACCATTCCCATGTGATACAAATCCATTTAAATGTGGTCCTCCTAGTGTTGAAATTTTTGGTGGCGGTGGTATTGGTGCCGTTGGAAAGGCAGTTATTAATGATCTTGGACAAATTTATGGTGTCAACATAGAAAATGGAGGTTCTGGATACACAAGACCTCCATTTGTAAGTATTATTGATCCGTGTGATAATGGTAATTATGCTTCCGGATATGCAGAGATTGATTATAATTCTCAATCATCCACATACGGTCAGATTACTGACATTATAATGGTCAATCATGGAAATGGATATCCAAATAGACCAACTGGTCGTGATGAATTTGGTAATCTGATAGATCCAACAGCACCTGGTGGTGGCGGAACTCCTGGTGGTGGTGGTGACACTCCCGGTGGTGATGGTGGTGATGGAACTCCTGGTGATCCCGGTGGTGGAGGCGTGATTATAGATCCGAATAGAGGAGTTAATGATTATATTGTTTGCTTAGAAGGATTTGATATTATTTCAACAGGACTTGGATATTCTCAATTAGATGAAATTATAATCACACCAGATCTTCCCAATTTAGAGGCATCTGTGAGAATGACAGAGGCAGGTCAAATTATAAGTATAACCATGATAGGAAAAGTTTGTGGTCTCACCGATATTCCAACTATTACAATAGATAGTCCAACAGGAGAAGGTGCTAAAATTAAACCAAAATTCTCCTTCATCAAAATTACTGACGATACTGAAGAAGAACTGCCACCACAAACAATTATTCCTATTGATAGAACAATTGCCAGCGATGAAAGTATTGCCGTTCTTGCCCAAAGAAATGTTGTTCGTGTAATTGATTGTGTTGGTAATACACCTCCCGTCATTGGATATGTTAATGGTCAACCATACTCTGGACCATTCCATGTTCACCCATCTAAAGGTGTAAAAATGGTTGGTGCCTTCCACATTTCAGGATATCATGAAACAATTTATGATACTGCTGAAGAAAGTTTAAATAAAAGAAGGAGATCTACTCAACCTTCAACTCCTACACCAGCAACTTCTCAAACTCCTGCATCGACACCGAGACCAAGACCCACACCAGCACCAAGATCTACTCCCACACCTACTCCAAGTCCTTCACCTACTCCAAGTCCTTCACCTTCACCACCACCCTCCGGAGGAGGTGGATATGGTGGTGGTGGATATTAAATATAAAACATTATGACATTTATCCCAGAAACTATAGTTACAGATAATCCTCATGGAATATTATCCTTCGGTCCCATAGCACCAAAGGAGAAGGATGATAATACTGCAATGCTTCTGTCCTTAGATGGAGGGCATACTATTTTATGCAACAAAAATGGAAATAAAGCAGAGATTAATCCAGGAAAATCTGAAGAAGTTTGCGGGACTAATCTAGTTCAGGGTGACCAACAAGAGGCATCAAAAGAAGCAATTGCAAAAATTATTACTGCGAAAAATGGTGACATCTGTATCATTGCCGAAAATGGAAATATAAAATTTAAGGCAAAAAACATATACGCAGAATGTATAGGTGATGGTAATGATGGGTCATTTTTATTAAAGGCAAATGATCACATAACAATGACTGCCGGAGAGCAAATAACCATAAGTGGTTCTAAAATATGCATGTTGTCATCTGATTCCATTACTTTGAATGCTCAGGGTTTTTTAAATTTATTCTGTGCTGATGTGGTAAAGTCATCTCCTCTTAATGTAG